TAAAATAGATTTAGAAAACTTAACGTTAAAAGGTATTTTAAACGCATTCAAAGAATTAGTATTTCAAAAGGGAATTAATGTTTGCGTGATTGATCCGTGGAATATGCTCGACCATTCAGCGCAAAAAGACCATTCTTATATTGGGCGCGCATTGTCAGAAATAACGCAATTTTGCCAACAGACAAACACACATTTGTTTTTAGTGGCCCACCCGCGCAAAATAGAATCTGAAAACGGAAAATATAAAAAACCAACGCTTTATGACATCAGCGGTTCAGCAGATTTTTTCAATAAGGCGTATAACGGTTTGATTGTATATCGTTGCATTGGCGAACGCACAAAGTTTAAATCGGACGTTGTTAAAATATACGTTGAAAAGGTTAAACGAAAAGAGAACGGACAATTAGGCGAATTTGATATTGCGCCGGATTTTAAAAACGGCGGTATATACAAAGATATTGATTTGGAAACAAAAAAATTTGAAGTTATAACCGACGATTTACCTTTTTAATAATTAAATAATATAAAAATGAAAATATTAAATTTATATGCTTGTTTAGGCGGCAACCGTTACAAATGGGACGAAGTGACAAATATTGAAGTGACCGCCGTTGAATGGGACAAGGATTTAGCGAAATTATACAAGGAACGTTTTCCAAAAGACAATGTTATTGTCGCCGACGCGCATCAATATTTATTGGATCACTACAAAGAATTTGACTTTATTTGGTCGTCACCGCCTTGTCCGACACATTCGCGCGCACGTTATTGGAATAGTAGTAATTATGAAACCAAAACAAATGCGGTTTATCCAGATTTAAAACTATATGAGGAAATATTGTTTTTAAAACATTATTTTAAAGGAAAATTTGTTGTTGAAAACGTTATTCCATATTATGAACCTTTAATATTAGCACAAAAAAGAGGACGCCATTTATATTGGTCAAATTTTATTTTGCCAAATGATTTAAACGATAGACGTTTTAATATTTCAAGCGCAAAAGATGAGTTTAACGGATTATGCAAATTTCACGAATACAATTTTAAAAAATATAAAGGAAATCAACCAATGAAAAAAATTGCTAGAAATTTAGTTGATTTTGAAGCTGGTAAAACAATATTAGAAACTGCAATAGGAATTATAAGAAAACAAAATGTTAAACAAACATCTTTATTCTAATGGCGAAAATATTAAATCCAACAGACGAACACCGCATCGCTTTACAATGGTGTTTAAAAAACGATATAAAGGTTGCAATACACCCAACAACAAAAGGATTGCGCGTGCAAATTGACGAACGCGGCAAAAAAACATTGTCACCGCAAACTTATAATAAGGTTGAGGCCAACAATAAGTGTTGGGAAATATATTTGTATATTTACAAAAAATATTTCAAGAAATGCGAATAAATTTTAATACTATCATTTACCCAATTTACGGTTGTTTAATCGGCATAAATTATTGGGATTCTAAAATGGATCACGTTGTCATTGAATCCCCTGTTGAAGACCAAAACGAACATTGTTTGGAATTACATTTGTTTATTGTTGGTATTTCTTTTGTTTGGTATTCCCAAAAGTAAATGCGAAAAATTGTCAGCGTTAAGGAAATAAAACAAACGCCGAACAATCCGCGTTTAATCAAAGACGCAAAATTCAAAAAACTAATTAAGTCAATTGAAGAGTTTCCGCAAATGTTGGAAATTCGGCCTATTGTTGTTGACGAAACAATGACGATATTAGGCGGCAATATGCGTTTAAAAGCGTGCATGGCTGCGGGTTTGTTTGAAGTTCCAATATATATTCAAAAAGGTTTAACGGAGGCGCAAAAGCGCGAATTTATAATCAAAGACAATTCGGGGTTCGGTGAATGGGATTGGGACATTTTGGCGAATGAATGGGACGCAAAACAACTAATTGATTGGGGGGTTGATTTACCCGTTTTTGATTTACCTGTTGACGATGAACAACCCAAAGAAAATGACGACGACAAAGACGTTTGCGAGTTATGCGGAAAATAATTTTCGTAAAGTTTTCGTAATTTTTTAAAAAAAATTTTCAATTTATGCTTGTAATTGAAAAAAAAGTTTTAATTTAGCGGTATATAAATTAATAAACCAATAAAAAAAATAATTATTATGACAACCATAGAAAAAATAAACAAACTAATTGAGAGCGGCAAAATATACGAATACTCAAATAGATGTTGGTTTACTTGTTATATGACTTACAGTAAGCTAACTAAAAAAGAAAAAAGCGAGGTTGTGATGGTTGAGGGTAGTGTTAAGGGTTATTTACACTATTGGCTTCAAGTTAATGACGTAGTTGTAGACCCTCACTACAAATTAATAGAAGATGACTTACAGGTAGAAGAAGAATATACTTATGAACCTAAAAAATTAATAGACCTATCTTCTGTAAAAGTAAATAAAAATAATTACGAGGAAAAACCTGCTTACAATTGGTTAGGGCGTGAAAAGTGGGCTAAAGTTTACGACTTATCTTTATAAAAAAATAAAACAACCTTAACGAATTATTTAATCAAAACCTTTCAGAAATGAGAGGTTTTTTTTATGTCTTTTAATTTATTTAACTTTGCGATATGCAAACAAAATCGGACATATTAAAAAACAATTTGATTGAAGCGTTGGAACAATCATTGGGAATTGTCACAACGGCGTGCAAAAAAGTAGGTTGCGCACGTTCAACGTTTTATGAATATTACAATAAGGATAAGGCGTTTAAATCAAAGGTTGATGAATTGCAAAACTTCACTTTGGACTTTGTCGAATCACAATTGCATAAACAAATCAAAGACGGCAATACAACTGCAACAATATTTTATTTGAAAACAAAAGGAAAAAAACGTGGATTCGTTGAACGCCAAGAAATACAAATGGACGGAAGCATCGAATCTAAAATCATTGAATGGACACCGGCAAAGGACAAATAAAAGAATTTTGCAACGTTCAATTTTACCAAACATTAAATTCAACGGCGCGAATTAAAGTACATCAAGGCGGAACACGTTCGGGCAAAACGTACGCCATTTGTCAGTATCTTATATATAAGCTAACGACTACAAAAAAGCCTTTGACAATATCAATTGTCCGTAAAACATTACCGGCATTAAAACGTTCCGTGTTGCGTGATTTTGTTTCTATTGCCACAAAGTTAGGCGTGTATTACAAAGGCGAACACAACAAAGCTGAAAACGTATTTCGATACAATGGTTCAATGGTTCAATTTATTTCAACAGACGATCCACAAAAGATTCGAGGCGCCAAACACGATATTTGTTTTTTGAATGAGAGTAATGAACTTAATTTTGAAGACTTCCGCCAATTAAACATGAGAACCGTTGGCGAAATGATTATTGACTTCAACCCATCGGACCCGATACATTGGCTTTACAATGAAGTCATTGAACGCGATGATTGCGATTTATTTATTACAACGTACAAAGACAATAAATTCCTACCGTCTGAATTGGTCCAAGAAATCGAACGCATCAAAGAACGCGACCCGGATTATTGGCGCGTCTATGGTGAAGGCCAACGCGCACAATTTTCAAACCGTCAAATCTTTACGAATTGGAAATATATTCCATTAGCTGAATTTCCGGAGTTTGACGAAACGGTGATAGGCATTGACTTTGGATTTACTAATGACGAATTAGCGATTTTAGAAGTTGGCAAAATAAAAGATAAATTATATATAAACGAGTTAATGTACAAAAAAGGAATGACCAACCGCGACATTGCAAACTTTTTAAAAAACATAGGCAAGGCGGACGTGTTGGCTTATTGCGATTCAGCAGAACCAAAGTCAATTGTTGAACTTCGTCAAATGGGCATATTGGCAAAAGGTGCGGTCAAGGGCGCAGGCTCAATAAACGCCGGGATTAGTTTATTAAAAGAACACGAAGTTTTTGTCAGTAACGAATCAAACAATCTAAAACGTGAACAACATTCGTATTATTGGCAGCAATTAAAAGACGAAACGATTATAAACAAACCTATTGACGCCAACAACCATTTGATGGACGCATTGCGTTACGCCGTTTATTCTAAATACAAAAACCGAACTGAATTTTTTGTCGTCTAAAAAACAATTTTAAATTTTGTATTTTTACGAAAATTTTATACATCAATAAAATATGGCATCATTACTCGACCGCTTTAAG